GTATTTGAGATAAGAGGAGAATGTTTATCATGTTATAGAAAAGATGGTAAATCTGTAATCTTCAAGAAACTTGAAAAGGTAGGAGAACCTGAAATTATAAATGGAAAGAAAGTACAGTCAATTGTAACTGGATACGCAAACTGCACTTTCTGTGTATTCAAAAAAGGAGGAGCATGTTTAAGTGGCGGTGTATGCAAAAATAGCGTAAGAGCAATCTATGTAGAAATCAAACAAAACAAAGAAGATATGGAAGAAAAGAAATTGAATTTTAAACCCTTTGACCTTGAAGCAGCCAAAGCTGGCAAGCCAGTATGTACTCGTGATGGTAGAAAGGTAAGGATATTATGTTATGATTTGAAAGGAGCAGAATATCCTATTGTGGCACTTGTAGAAGCACATGATTATCTTGATGAAAGCATATCAACTTATGATAGAAATGGAAGGTTTGACCATGATAGAGAAAATAAAAATGACCTCATGATGCTCTCCTGGAAGAAAGAGGGGTGGGTGAATGTATATAAATCATATAATGTAGGAAAGAAAATCCCTTGCATGGCAAGTATTTACCCGACCAAAGAGGAAGCAAAAAAATCTTCCGTAGTAGGATTTGACTATGTTGATACCGTTAAAATCGAGTGGGAGGAGTAAATATGAAGAAATTTTTATTGCTTTTATTAGTATCGCTTATACTAACAAGCTGCTATACAAATGGAGACTGTACAACTGCTGTAAAGGAAGCATACCCCGATAATGAGATATACCGGGTAGATGTAAATAGATTCATACTCATTGATTCCATAGGAATATGGTATGTGAATGCAAATATGGGTATAAAAGAACCATATACAGAAAAACAATTAGTTAAACTTTGGAATAATCATGGGAGAAATTGAATTTGGTAAATGTGAAATCTGTGGCAAAGAAGCACCATTAGAAAGGACTTATTTCTATTATCCTATTCATTGTGAATGCTGTGGTAGTAAGGACAAGAATGGACAAAAACAACATTTTGAAATGGTAGTACATTGCGAAGATTGTCCCGCTCCTATGCCCAAAGAAATACACCCGTTGCTCAAATCTATGCACGGTGAAGAACATAGAGCGAATATCACGAATATTTTGCCGACAGAAATTAGAGGTCAGTTTATTATAAATGATAAAATTATTAAGGAGTAGCAAGTTATGTGGATAGCAAGGGACGAAAGTGGAAAATTGTTTATGTACTCAACTAAACCATTTAAACGTAAGTATACATGGGGATTTAAAGATAAAAATACTACTGTTGTTGTATTAAGTGACAGTTTATTCCCAGAAGTAAAATGGGAAGATAAAGAACCAAGAGAGTTGATATTGAAATAATTGTGTAAGACAAGTAAATCATGGACATTGAAATATTGAAAGAGGAGTACAGCCGGAAGATGGAGAAGGCTCTGAGAAGGGGCGACTTCGCTCTGTTTGACAACTTACGAAGGCAATACGACCGGCTACTACAAACCCGTGAGCAAGTCACGGCAAAAACAATCACCGACACCATGAGCAAAGAGGACAAAGATAAATGTAATCGCCTCCTGAGAAAAATCCCAGTGTTGGCGGACATTGCAGAATCCTCCGCCGTCGATTTACTTTCGCTACTGAAAAAATATGACGGCACTGTTACCCTCCCTATGCTGGAAGAACTGCGGTCGTTCAACCACATCGCCCGTGACCTGCGATCCATCATAGACCGTGTAGGCGACGAATCTTTTGCCATTTCCTTTGGAGATACATGTGACAGGGTGAACGAAAAAATCGAAAGCATATTTGATGAAAATTAGGAGTAAAATATGAGTTATAAAAAATTATTTGAAACATGATTGAGAGTATATACAAGTCATATCCTTTCTGCGAAAATTGGGAGAAGAAACATTGCAAGAGTGTCATTGAGGAAGCCTATCAGTGGGGTGAACAACTCAAAAAGAAAAATATTAAGCAAAAAATTAATACAAGAATAAACATGATGAGATTTTATAATGGGACGAAGCAGGATATAAATGGGAACTTAAAAGTTACCAAAAGTTAAACTCCTGATTATGAGCAAAATAAGGCTGTAAATATTTGGTTAACTCGCTGATAATGAGTATCTTTACAATACTAAAACAAACCAATATTACTAATAATTAAAAGACAAGAACGATGAAATACCAAGTATCAAAGAAAGGTTCAAGTGTAACATTTAAGTTTGCAACATACGAAGAAGCAGTTGATTTTTGCAACACAATGATTTTTTTGGAAAATGCAAGAGGAGCAGAATATCCAGAACTTACAATAAGTGAAATAAAATAAGATATATTACATAAGAGCAATGAAAACATTTGATTTTTATCAGGACCGCAAAGTAACATGTTGGGAGCGTACTCAGTTTTCTATCGAAGCAGAAAGTTATAAAGAAGCGTTAGAAATAATAAAATCATGGGAAGGTGAAGATGTACTTTGTTTTGAAGATGACAAGCAGATAATGGTTACAGACGGAGAAACTTTATATGAAACATCAGAGGCTATTTCTCCTATTGATAACGGAGGTAGACCAACTATAGAAGTATTTGATAGTACAGGTAACAAAATTACTGATAATGTATTACAAACCAAATCATGTAAAAATATTTGAAATCAGTAAGTAATAGGTAATCATCTATGATAATAACAAGAAAAATAGAAATATTTGTTTGCGAAAGTGACAAAGATTTGAAGAAGTTATATTTGAAAAAACTATACGATAACCGCAATATAGCTGTTAAAGTAGCTAACATGTGCGCTTCTCATCTCTTTGCGCTAGATAATACGATGCCCTACCTATCCGACACAGATAAGGAAATTATTACGTTTCTCGGAGTAAAAGGAGATAAATCTTCACGTAATAATGCACCATATGTTGTAGCGAGTCAAACATTTAAAGGAAGTGCTGATATGGGAATGGTGTCATGCGTCATTCAAAACGTCAGAAAGATGTATCAAGATGACAAAAAAAATGGAGGAACATGGGATAAGTCACTACGTAGCTATAAAAGCAACATGCCTGTCCCTTTCAAAGCCGACAGATTTACCAATATGCGTTTTGAAGAATACATCTCAAGAGATGGAATCACGAGAAACGGGTGTTTCTTTACACTCATTGGAATACCGTTTCAAATGCGATTCGGTAGGGATAGAAGCAACAACCGTGTAATTGTCGAACGTATACTAAAAGGAGAATATAAGATGGTAACATCTTCCATACAGATAAATGATGGAAAAACATTCTTACTATTATGTGTAGATATTCCCAAATCTGAAAATAGCCCTATAAAGGGTAAAAAATTGTATGCTTTTCTTGGAGTATTCAACCCAATCTGTTGTTTTGTTTCCGATAAAGTAAACAACGACATCGACAAAATGAAGTTATATGAAATAGGCACGAAAGAAGAATTTAACTATCGTCGTCAAATACAGGAATCCCTCAAACGTTGCCAGATCGAGAACAAATACACCACAGGAGGGAAGGGACGCAAACGAAAAGTTCAGGCTCTCAACCACTTCCACGAAAAAGAGAAACACTATGTTGACACAAAACTACACACATACAGTCGTATGTTAGTTAATTACGCCGTAAACAACCGTTGCGACGAGATCATTCTACTTAACCAAATACAACGTGAAAAAGATGCAAAAGAGGAAAACACAGAGGGTATACCTTTCGTCTTGCGTAACTGGTCATACTACGGGCTTAAAACTAAGATAGAATATAAAGCCAAAATGAATAATATAAATCTAACTATAAAATGATAAAATCATGGAGAATGTATTGCAACAGAAAGTTGTATTCCAGCAAATTGGGAATGTGAATATGGAAGATTTCATAGCAGACCTGCTGGAACGGATTGAAAAAGGAGAAGTGGAAAAAGAAAATGTAGAGATGCAAAACCAAGTCCTAAAACAACTCAATAACAGGCACAAGAACATCATCGATGCCCAACGAGTAATGAACAAATGCTTGGAGATAGAGCTTGCTCATCTAATTAAGCAGGAATAATAAACTTGAACATCGGGGCGGCTGTACGCCCTTAACGGTAGGGATTTTCCACTACTGAACTATCTTAATAAAATTGGATATGTTGAACTTACAGTGATTATGATGTATCATATCCCATTACTTAGATAAGATACAGCGAGGGTCATATTGAACCTGCTTCACCATATGATTGTATCATATCTCCTATTTTAGATAAGATACGGCGACTAAATACAGTAGACTACATACTGTGTGAAATATAGTTTAAAAGTATATGAAATTCATTCACTTTTACTATTTTTGAAAAAAAATCGTATGAAGTAATACGAAACAAGCCTATGGACGAAATAACCGCTATATTAAACAGTGCCCGACCCGTTGATAATATTATCAATGACTTAAAAAGAAAATCCGTTTGTGTTCCTTCATGGGAATTTCTTATTAAAGCGTATGAACCATCATTCCATGAAATAGCCAAAGATACTATAACACGAAAAGATAAAATACGCAAAGACGGGACAAAAGAAGAAGCATCACGCATTTACATTGGCCTTGAAAAGCTGCTTACAAAGCGTATGACTGAGTTCATGTTTGCCATTCCTGTAAAACGTATCTACCACAACACAGAAGGATTTGAAGTCCGCCAACAGATAGCAAAGGCTATAGAGGCAATTTACAAGTATGCCCGAATCGATACAGAAAATATTAAACGTGCAAATGCGTATTTCGCCTCATGCGAAATTTTCACAATTTGGTACGTAGTAGAAAAGACCAATACATTATATGGTTTTAATAGTAAGTATAAGCTAAAATGCAAGACATACTCGCCAATGGAGGGAGTAAAACTATATCCATTGATCGACGAGCTTGACGATATGCTTGCAATGTCCTTTGAATACACCAAAAAGGTAAAGGACGAAGTAATTACTTATTTTGAGACATACACATCGGACAAACATTATAAATGGAAACAAAATGGTAAAGGTTGGGAACCTGTCGGTACTGTTGAACAAATACGATTAATGAAAATACCCGGTGCATACGCATTTAGACCTGTACCTATATACCACGGATTAACTCGTATTCGCAAAGAATTGGAATATACACTTTCTCGTAACTCCGACGTGATTGCCTATAATTCAGCACCAATTTTGAAAATAGCCGGTGGTATAAAAGGTGGAGAAGATAAAGGAGAAAGCCGTAGAGTTTACCGTGTGGAATATAATGGAGACGTATCGTATGTATCATGGTCGCAATCTATCGAAGCATTGAAGTATCACGTGGAAACCCTGCTTAAACTCTATTGGATGCAATCGCAGATGCCGGACGTTTCTTTTGACAACATGAAGTCTTTGGGGAACATAGGTTACGATGCCAGACAAATGCTTTTGACTGACGCCCACTTAAAGGTTGGAGACGAAAGCGGCTCATGGATTGAGCTTTTCGAACGTGAGGCAAGTGTCATCAAAGAATTTTTGAAGCACATGAACACATCATGGGCAAGCGAAATTGATAATATAGAGATTGAACATATCATTACCCCCTTTATACAACAAGATGAAGATGCCACAGCAGATCGCTTATTGAAACTTAATGGCGGAAAACCAGTCATGTCTCAGCTTGAATCTATCCAACAGGCAGGTTATAGCAATGACGCGCAGGCTACATTGGAACAGATACGGCAAGAGGAGACTATCACTTCACAAAGCAGGGTCGACAATATATTCGGATAGTCAGCAATTTAAATACTGAAACATTATGAGAAAAAGAATATCAATGTGGCTCATTAAGTTATCTTATAAAATCAATCCACAAGAAAGATTGAGCAATATTGAAAGTGTTGATAACTACGAAGCAAGGAAGCTTGGCGTCTGCCTTGTCCTGACTAAAAAAGAAATCAAGGATTACCGAAAGAAGAATAAAGTTGACGAAGGGTGGTCCAACCGTAAGGCTGTTGAAATGCTTGTCTGTGAAACCAAGAATGAGATACGCAAGTCAATCATCAACTCCATCAATCAAAAAGATTTGATTGAATATACAGTCTGCAAGGTTGGGGACGAGATCCATGTGAGAGGTGAAATCAAAGTGTACATCAAGAAAGAACAGTAAAATGAAAGTTCCAGTTGATAATATGACTTTCGCTGAAAGTGAATACCACCGTGGAGATAAAATTTGGACAGCCCAAACACTCTATGACTTTGCAAAAGTAAAAGAATACCCTATACTTGATATGCCCTTATGGAATATTGACTTGACAGCAGAGCCGTTTGAGTGTAATCAACTTCATAGTTTTATATTTCAGTGCAAACGGGTGAATCAATGTTCTCTTGAATATCCTATTATTCTTGATGATGTAGGACAAATCGCCGATGGATACCACCGCTTATGTAAAGCAATACTAGAGGGTAAAGAAACAATTAAAGCTATTCGTTTATTGGAAATGCCAGCACCTGACAGGGTTGAAAATAAATAATACGCAATGGCAAAGCCCAAAACTCCAAATCAGAAACGCAAGTACGGCGAGCTGAATAAACGGCTCGCCAAATACGTCATGCTTGTGGAATCCATATACGAGGATTTGAATTTAGAGGCGGCTAAAATAGTCGGAATCACCGATTTTACCATTGATAGTGATAGGCCGTTTATGTGGTCGGATTATCCCCAAACAAGAAAACGGATAAGAGACTTACAAGAAAGGTTCGTTGAGGACATCGGAGCCGTAATATATAGTGGCACTTCTGAAGAATGGAAAAACAGCAACGAAGTTCAAGATCTTCTTGCCAACAAAGTATTGCAAACTTATGGCGCAACCATAGGAAAGGAGAAATACGAAATCCTATACCAGCCCAATAATGATGCATTGAAAGCGTTTCAGCAACGTAAGGATAAAGGATTTACCATATCAGATAAGTTGTGGAATCAATCGACTCTGTATAAACAGGAACTTGAAGAAGCCATATCATGTGCCATTCAGAAAGGTACGAGTGCAATTACATTAAGTAAGCAAATCTCCAAATATCTGCTCGATTTTCCGCAACTACAAAAAGATTACAAGGAAAGGTTCGGAAAAGCTTCACGGGCAATGGATTGCGAGTATCGTTCTATCCGTTTGGCTGCTTCCGAAATCAATATGGCATACCGCCAAGCAGAAAACCTACGCTGGCAACAGATGGACTTCGTGGTGGGATATGAAATCAAATTAAGCAACAACCATACTTGCAACGGAAATCCTTTCCAAGACATTTGCGATATACTAGCCGGGAAGTACCCGAAAGACTTCCAATGGACCAGTTGGCATCCCCTTTGCCGGTGTTACAAGATACCCATTCTAAAAACCGAAGAAGAATTTTGGGAATGGGACGGTCGGAATGAAGCCACGACAGCAAGCGTGAACGAAGTTAAAGACGTACCGGACGCTTTCAAAAAGTGGATAAACGAAAATATACAGCGAGCAAAGAGTTGGGACAGCGCACCTTATTTTATTCGTGATAATGATAAATATATTCGTGAGGACTTTAAGGTAAATGTTTATAACAAGACAGAGAAAACCTTTGTTCGAAAGCGCAGGACAAATCTTGCTATGAGCCGTGTAGAGTATTACAACAAGATCTATCCGCATATTCCCGAAGTGCAGCAGGCTGCGGTCAATGCCTATACCCAAGCCATCTCCTCTGGCAACAAGTGGGCTACCAGTCGTGAAATTAACCGCCGTTTACGCAATGGAACGGAAGATGAATATGTGGACGTGGCAAGCCGTCTGATAAGTCAAGCCTTATCAAGGCTCCCCAAATATGAAGGTGTTGTTTATCGTGGAGAGACCATGAGCATAAAGAAACTTCAAGAACGGTTCCTTGACCATATCGGCGATGTAGTGTCCGATAAGGGTTTCATTTCGTCCAGCCTTTACATGGATACACCTATGAAGTTCATATCACATGCCGGAATACCCAAGAGTCACAAGCGTGTAATCTTTGAGATACAAAGCAAAAACGGACGCAATATCAGCAAAATATCAGAATTTAATGGTATATTTACACTTGAAAATCAACATGAAATTCTGTTTGACAAAGGAACTAAGTTCTTGGTTAAGAAACGTAGGATAGAAGGAGATGGCACTTATAGAATAATACTTGTAGAGCAATGAAGAAGAAATATAAAATAATCGGCGAAACGGAAAAAACCGTTACTTTTATCTATGGCGGTACAGAATGCTGCTATGCCAAATCCTGTTATTCTTCTATCGAGGAAGTAATTAAAGAGATTGATGAGGAAAGGAAACAAGAAAAAGAAGTAATCAAGCATATCGAAGCCCAGCGTGCTACTATGACACCCGAAGAACGCACCGGCTGGGACGAGGCCGACCGTGCCGTGTTTGAGCGTTGGCAAGATGAAGCCAATACTAATATGTACCTTGACGGCATTATCGATGAAGATGAAGACCCAGATTTCAATCCATTCAGGAAAGACGATAAATAGTGGCAACCATGAAGCAAATCAAACTATCAAAACAGGAGAAGCAAGTGTTGCGTTTAATCAGCAGCGGGATTGTCTGCCCAAACACTTATCCGCACCATATATTCATTTCGTGCGTAGACTCGTTGGAAAGATTAGGTCTTGTCAAAGGTCTATGGAACGAGGGGCATGAACTTGAAGATGTCCGCATAACGAAATATGGAAAAATTTATCTTGCCACCAATCCTAACTTGCGCAATCCCATAGACTGGAAATGGATTATAACTACCGTCATCGCAGTAGCAAGTGCCATATTCGGCGCTATGGCCTTGTTTGTGGCTTGCTCGATAAAATACGGATAATTCCTTTGATTTAAAGAATTGATGTTTGTACAACTCTAATTTGGCATTTGTTTACACACGTCTATTTTGAGGCATATAAAAAGCGGTGAGATTAATTTTTCATCGCTTTCTTTTCACCTTTTCTGTTACAACTTTTGGGGGCACTTCATTATTTGCATATATTGTAATTGTGCATTAAACGGAATTTCGCCTTAGGATTCACTGCCTTAGGAAATCGTATAATAGCCCTCAAAGGTTAATAATGTTGAATTATGTATGAAATTCATATACTTTCAAGATTCCATGCTCTAATTTTGTGCCCAATAATTAGCATTACCTCGTAAAATTCAATACTTTTGTAATGCTACAAGTTGATGAACTTAATCATCTCGCAGGGCAAGCGGTTAATTTGCTCAATAGAAAGTTGGGCTTTTTTTATGCCTATACTTTTATATATTGGCGGCCTCCTATACGTAAGTAAAGATTAGCCTTTCGAGGTGAAGTCCATTAACTTGTAGCAGCGTATATGGCGGCCGCTTTTTGCTGCCTATCATACAACTTAATGCTACAAGTTTATGGCAGCCCAAATTCAAGTCCTAAAACAAACAGAATTGCTTGGACACCAATTCACAGTTTACGGAACAGCAGAAAATCCCATGTTCCTTGCAAGAGAGATTGCAGAATGCATCGATTACGACAAAACAAGCCTTAACAAATTGGTTGCATCTGTAGATGATGATGAAAAGGGTCGGAACATTATTCCGACCCCCGGTGGAAACCAACAAGTTTGGTTCCTAACCGAAGGTGGTTTATACGAAGTCCTTATGCAAAGCCGCAAGCCAATAGCCAAACAATTCAAGAAAGGGGTCAAACAAATCCTTCACGAAGTACGTACCACAGGCGGCTACATCTCCACCAAGCAAGAAGACACACCAGAAGAAATCATGGCACGTGCGCTAACCATTGCACAAGCCACTCTTGCCAAAAGAGAAGAACGATTAAAACAGCTCGAAACTGAAAATGCCCAGAAACAAATTATCATCGAGAGAAAAGACGAGGAAATATCCATAAAGGACGATACTATAAAGGTCCTCGCCCCCAAAGGTAAATGTTACGATGAAATCATGTCGAGTGAAGGACTTGTGACGACAAACATGATAGCAGCATTCTTAGGTGTATCGGCTATAAAGCTGAACAAACTACTATGTGAATGGGGAGTTCAATACAGACAATCTTCTGTTTACTTCCTCACGGCCAAATACCGCAGTAAAGGATTTACCAAACATGTCCCCTACCCTTATATGGATAACGGAGTACAGAAATCAAGAGAACACATGTATTGGACCGAATCAGGCAGAAAGTTTGTCATTGAATTGTTCAATACCAAACTCTCGGCATAATATCAGCTATAACCATAAAGTTATATAAATCCAAAGGGGCGGTTTATCCGCTCCGGGGTTACCCTACCCTAATAGGGTGCTTTTATATGTTTGTTAAATTATAGACGGGGTAGCCGCTTGTGAAAGTAAGCTATCCCACCGGTAGCGGACGTGTCCGGGAGGATTCCCGCTATTCCGAACATCGTTAAACAATAAACTTTTTTTATATGGAAACAACCGAATTAAAACAAGATGAGCAGACAGTAGAAGTAATCGAACATCGTAGCGTCGATACCATGCGTAACGCAGTCATCAGCGGACAGACAAGGGAGTTATTAATCATGTTGGCAGGATTGCAGGATATAGAGAACTCTTTTTGCAACTGGAAGAACAAGTACGGAATTGTATCAGATAATGATATAGATCACTTTATACAACTAACAACCCAATGCGGAACCTTGATACAGGAAAGTATCATTAAGTCTATAAATGACAATTTAGGCCGATTAGATTTTAAAGATATATGAAAAACATAAAAAAGGAAGTAATAAATTTTCCGGTATTTATAATATATCGGCTCTCTATGGAGTTGCAAGACCCCGAACAGCTATTGCAAACGGTGATAGATGTAATTAAATACGCCTCATGTGGAATAAGCCCGGATAGGCTAATGGTCTCTCCGGATCTGTGGGAATGGATAAAAACAGAGATAGACAAATACAGCTCTTTCCAATCGCCAATGTAA